TAGAGAAAATTACGGGTGATGCATGTAATGTGGTATCTCTACTTTTTCCAGATCTGAATACGCAAGTGGGCGCATCAGATGCGATTGGTCGCAAGACGATTGGAGAAGTCAAGGCATGGACGGGTGCTACGGTTGTACCTACAGATGACATGTGGATAACGATACCGCTGTGTTTCTCTATGTTGAGGGAGCGTTTGACGGCCATGTTTCCTCTTATAGCTTGCAGGCAAGGTACAATGCGCATTCGGGTTACTCTGAAGCGGTTTGATCAGGTTGTGAGATCTGTTACGGGTATGCGAGCTAATTGTGAAGAAACACCGCTGGGTAAAACGTACGCGATGAATGACTTGAGATTTCCGAAAAATGGCCCAATTGCTATTAACACGCCGACACTTGTTAATCCAAGGCTTATTAATACAATTCACCTTCTGAGCCAGGGAGTTTTCGTGGATGGACCTTACCGCGAAATGCTATTACGGCAGGCATTTGAACGACCTTTCCGAGAAATACAGCAATTTGACTTTAATGAGCCGCTCAAATATGTGGTGAATAAGTCTGGCGATGATAAAATCACAGTACAGCTTCCTCTAGAGGCAAATCAGCCGATAGAGGAAATTGTCTGGTTTTTGCGAAGAAGGTCATCTGTAGATCTGAATAATGACTGGACAAACTACTCGGCCACCTTGGAAAAGGATTATGATCCGATATTTTCGCCTCTAGAGCCCCTCTTAGTCTCAGCAAAACTCCAGGGGAATGGAATGGATATTGTGAATCAAGATGAGGCTTGGTTCCGTTCTCACATTTCTAGAGCTCATCGTGGAGGTAAGACATCATATGACTCTTTTATTTATGGGTATTCATTTGCGAGAAGTCCGGGTGAGCATAATCCAACGGGGAGTATAAATGCGAGTCGTCTGAGTAGTTTAAGACTCACCTTAGATGTAAAGCCACCTCCTGTGGCTACAGATGGTACTACTACTGAATGGGAGGTGCATGTCTTAGTATTTGCCTTCCAGTGGCTGCGATTTGAGAATGGAGTATGTAACAAGGTGTTTATGGACTAAAATTGATACATTACAAGCCACTATATTGCGTATCAGAAAGATGTCGGCAGGAAATGAGGAATTTACTGCCGAGTTCTTTAATGAGTCTTCTAAGGCGTGGATGGCCAATAAGATACGAGCAGGGCAATCTATGACATATAAGTGCCAAGGTACCACCAAGGACACTAAACCATGTAAGGTGGTTGCAAGAAAGTTTGAGTTTGGTACGAAGGTGTATTGCAGGATTCACGCGAGCCAGGGCATAGAGGAACTCTTACGGAAGAATTAAAGGTGAATTAAAGGGAAACAAAGACAGATATAATAATAGGGAGTAATGGTTGCGAGTTTGCTAAAAGTAGTGTCCACGGGCATTCAGGATGAGCGACTCCAGCCACCGAAGGGTCAGCCTGATCTGGGATCTTTTTTAACAGTTATCGTGAAATCAGGCCGATACGCGACGAATTGGACCCGAATAGATTTTGATACTAGTCCGGATTTTGGAAAGTCATCGGTTATACGATTACCCACGAAGGGTGAGATGATTGGCCGCATTTATCTGGTAACTCAGATGCCAGATATCAAGAGTGCACAACTGAAAGCCTATTATGCAAGAAAGCCGATCAAACTTGCACAGTACTACACGTCTAAAAATCTATATAATGGAAATGGCACTTATTTAGACAGTATAACATTTACATATCCGCAGAATGGTGTTCCCCTTACATATCCTGCAGGTGATCTTGGTCTAGCCGCGTTTAGCGGCGTTCAACTAGATGACTTGGTTATAGATGGCACTTACAGCCTGAGTGTATCTGTTCCTAATAATACAACTTCAGTCTTCTCAATGGCTTTGACGGATAAGGCTTTGGGACTGGCGCAATTCAATCAACTCAATACGGACACATTTTCGCTAATTGGTACGGTTATGCTTGATACAACAACTCCATTTTTAAGATATACATACAATGCTACAAGCAATTGGCAAGATATAAGTATGCCGGCGGGTATAGTTGCAGGTGATCTGGATACTATTACTACAACAACCACAATCCAGTTCAATGGCTCACAATATATCGCGGCAGGTAACTATAATAAACCAACGACATCTTTTATTATAGAAAATAATTTAAGTGCATCTATAGTTCAGCCCTCAACACTGGGTAATCCTAATGCAAAAGGTATGGCATTTAATGGCACAAATTATCTTATGGTGGGACAATGGACACCTACTACTGATGTATATCGTCAGATAAGTTATTCAGTAGATGGGTTGAATTGGTCTGTACCGATTTCACCCCCTAGTAATACCGCATTTACTAATGCATCTATAGCTAATTCAGTAATTTGGAATAGTGGAAAATGGTTTGTAGTAGGGACATGGACAACAGAAGCATCTATTGGAGGAATTATTACTACATCTACCGATATAACTGGAGCGACTGGATGGACCCCACCAATATATCCATTCGTTACACCGCCTATCATTATAGATTTAAAAAGTGAAAGTCAATTGGCATCTACTTCTTTATCTGAGTTTATTGAAGACTATACTACATGGATAGATAATCTTTCTTCTGCTGAAGGTAGTCCAATATATATTGCCATAGATTCTATTGTTAGTAAACTAAATACATTATCTTCGGCATATAATACATATATACAATTACCCTTGAGTACACCTAATACCGCAAATTTAAATACATCTAGTTTTATAACCAGTTTGACTCAATCTAATACTGTTCTTGCTGATATAGACGATCTGATAGAATTATTAACGACTTTTATAATGAATAGTGATATTCTCATAGCACAATATATAACAGTTGTAACTAATATTCAAAGTATGGTCACAATCATTGATGGTATACCCAGTTTGGCTAATTCTCTTGGATCATCACTGACGGATGTGGTTAATAGCGTAGATAACGACGGCGAATATACTATCGCAAACATGTCAGAATATATACGGGAAGTTAAGATAGGTCTAATTGATTATAGTGTTTTTTTGAATAATATTAAAGCAGATTATAATTTGTTTTATACAGGTGCCACAACTCTGTGTGATGCAATTAATACGGCAGTAGATAGTGGTATACCTCTTACAGTGCCGATTACTGAGGTTGACGGCGGTGCATGGGATCCGGTGAAACTTGCATACAATGGTCCTACAGATAGATCTTATATATTTGAATTTTATAATATAGGATATTTTATAACTGAATATCTTACAGCTATAGAGCCAACTATTATCCCCTTTAATGAACAATTAACTGACCTTGAAACTATATTAACTAATATTGATATAATTATCCCAGATATAGATACGTATAATACAACACAAAAACAAATTATATCAGGTACAGCATATAGCATAGCCACAAATAGCCAAGGCCAAATTGTAATTGGAGGACAATTTATTATTGCAGATGAAAGTACGGGCACTTTAATATATTCTGCAGATGGTGGTACTACATGGATAGGAACATTAAATCCAAGTGGTGTAATTGAAGGTACAGCCAGAGCAGTGGCTTGGTCAGGATCGCTTTGGGTTGCTGCAGGATTATGGAATACGACGCTTACTATTTCTATATCAAGTGACGGTATAAATTGGCAACCAGCTTTTAACCCATTTAATTCTGTGGCATCTAATACTTATGATATTCAAGGTACCCCAACATACTTACCAGCCCTATCAATTGCTATAAATCCAGGAGTAGGAATCGTTATAGGGGGTAATTGGTTTAACTATATTGATAAGACTAATGAGAGTTTTTCTATAGCGCCAGCTACATCTCTTAAATTTAATTGGCCTACTCCAAATCTAATAAGACCCACGCCAATTTTTACAGATATAGTTACGGCTACAGGATTAGTATTATTAACCCCTAATATTGAGGCTACACCACCTATACATGTATTGCTAGGAAGATGGCTATCAGGTGGTAGTCAGTATGGTGCAATTTCTATATCTAGCGACGCAGTTACTTGGTCTGAAGCGTTTCTACCGCATGAAACTACATATACGAATACTACATTATATGGTATCGCTATAGATCCTACTGACTATAAAACCGTGGTTGTAGGTTCTATAGGTTCTCAGGGTTCGCAAGTTGGTACTATGTGTTTTTCTACAAATCCGATTCAAACAAAAAGTGCAACTGATTGGGATACTCCATTTTACCCTACAGGGCAAACAAGCGGTGTGGCATATAATATAATATTTCAGGAGTATCTTTATAGATATATAGTAATAGGTACGTGGACAAATGGTGGATTTATAACAGCATCTTTAGATCAGACAGGGACATCTTATATTGCACCGTATAAAAAATCAGGTGCATATACACAGATAGGACGATTCATATTAAATATAAGTACTACTGTTTCTAGTGAAACTATATATACATATATAGTTGCTGGAGAGTTTAATACAAGATCGCTTATATTAGTAGATATATATATTGAGGACTCTGGTGACCCTATAATAGACGCACCTGGTGATCCAATTGGCCCCCTCGGCATAGGATATGGTGTAGCATTAAGTAAAACAATATATGTAGTAGTCGGTGCTTTCACAGGGGGTAGTATATCGTATTCCACTGATGGAGCAAACTGGTCAGCCCCATTTGATCCCCCAGGCGCTACTTCTGGCTATGGCACCTCTGTAACGTGGAACGGTACACACTTCATAGCAACAGGCTCTTGGAATAATGGCACTATTTTATATTCTAGAGATGGTCAGAATTGGGAATCCGCAGTCAATCCACCAGATGCGTCTACTAATCAGACAAATGCAGTGGCAGTAGCCTCACTATTTAACGGAACAACGTGGGTAGCTGCCGGTAATTGGCAAACATCTACTCTAGGTGCAAATATTGCTTTATTCACATATGGTATCGCATTTGGAGAGCCTGTGAACCCCAGTGAAGCAACCGTCATAGAAAATACACCTAGTTCTGTTATATGGAATCCGAATGAAAATGAGTGGATTGCTGCTGGCAAATGGACTGATGGTACTCAGTTTAATATGGGTTATATAACTCGGTCACCAGATGGAATTACGTGGTCCACTCCATCAACTACATCGGGTATTTCAGATCAAATAGTAAATCAAATATATGTAGCACCTAATAAAAACATATATATGGTTGGAACTCTTACTAATATACCATACTCACTTATCGCATCTCCTGATGGGCTAAGTTGGACACCGAGACAGTTTTTGAATAATATGGCTGGTGAGATAAGCAGTATTGTCTGGTCAGGGACTATGTGGGTTGCAGTGTCATATAATGGATTTTCTATTGCAGCATGGGGTCAAAACAAATCAGGTCCTATAATCACATCAACGGATGGAATCAACTGGTCAGACCCAATTCTACCTCCAATGCCAAATACTCCATCTATTCAAGCATATATTACAACTCCAGATGTAGTTGCCAGCGGCTACACGTATTCAGTTAAATTAAATAGTGTAGCCTGGTCAGGAACCTTATGGGTTGCTGTAGGACAGGCTCTAATAACTACAGAGAAAGATGGTGCACGCACAATTGCATATATAGTAACATCACCGAACGCTGTAACCTGGACTGTTCGTCAAACCGAAGATATAGTCTATGAAAATAATGGTATATATGGTAGTAGTGTAGCATGGAATGGATCCATATGGTTAGCAATTGGCAATTTTCCTAATGAGGTTTATGTAATTAGATCACAAAATGGTATTAATTGGAATACTCAAATAAATATTCCCTTTTTCTTTTTGTCAGAGATTCCAACTCTAGATGCGATGGCTTGGAATGGATATGTCTGGGTGGTGATTGGTATTTTGCCTAGTACAGATACAAATGTCTATCCAATTATAACATCCCCAGACGGTCTAACATGGACGCCACGTACAATAGTATATAATACTACTACATATTCAAATCCTGTATTAAACTCCATAACTTGGAATGGCTCTCTATGGATAGCAATAGGTGCTATTATAAATAGTCCAGACCCCGAAACTGAAGATTTTATAGGTCTAGTGGTAACATCTATAGATAGTATAACTTGGACTATGAATACAATTATAGGACCTGGACCATTCATTTTAACAGCAGCCTCTAGCCGCCGCATCCTTCCTTATACTAAACCACAGAGTTTTGACCCCAGCCTCCAAGTGGACTCTTTTCCCCAAGCAAATCAGACAGATTTCGTGTTGAAGTGGGTGCGTAATGCCAATTATGGTACGGGTACAGAGTATTTCAGCCGACTTTCCAATACGAATCAACCAACTTACACATTTACTGCGACTGCAAGAACCCAGTGGCTCACCTTCGGCACATACTACAACTCAGCCCCTGTTGTCACCATAACGCTGACCAAAGTCTCTCCTACAAACCCCAAATTCTATACCGACTTGGTTGGGCCACATTTCGGCTGGACGAATAGTCTGGGTCACAGCTTGATTGATTCGGCATCTATAAGAATTGGCGGCAATCTAGTGGAGACGATAAACGGGCAACTGATGGAGATCTTAGATGAGTTTCAGACACCTTTGGAAAAGGTCTCAGAAGTCAGTAATTTGATTTGTCGGTCTGAGTCTGGCTTCACTCAGACCACGTATGGCTATAGTAACGCGACATCTCAGAAAGTCATAACACCCTTGCCCTTCTGGTTCAGTCGTGGTGATCCTGGGTGTGTCTTGCCTATAGACGCGTTAAATGTAGATGAGGTTCGCTTGACCGTAAATTTCAAACCTGTAACCAGCTTGTATTACACCGATTCTAGAGCGGATACACCAGTAATAAATGTGGAAGGGGGTTCCTTATGGCCTATGGCGAACTCACGCTTTTACTATGATGACCCAGATAGCACACTCGTAATGACGAACATGGAGCCATCTCGTGTGTATCCAAATGCCCCAATATCAGCTTTTGCCTCCGATATAGTAATGCCTCGTACATTCACGATACCTGAGTCGTATTTGTTAGTAGAATATATATATTTGGACAAGGCTGAAGCAAACAGGTTCCGTATTGCTGACTTGCAAGTACCTATTGTGCAGCATTATATCTTGAACCCCCAAGATACCAATAAAAATTTATACACGAATATTCCACTGAGTATTCCTAATCCAACAAGGGATATATTCTTCTATTGCCAGCGCTACGAGGCGCCATCACTGAATGCACATTTCTTGGCGACACGTGATATATCTATAAATCAAGCAGATCCCTACTCGCTTTGGTGGCCAGATGCGACTGGTCTCAATGCCAGATACCCTGGCACTCTGAAACCTGGGTTTTCTAGCAGCGGATCTGAGCCGATTCGGTGGCTGGCACTGAATTACAATGAGACACTGAATAGGTACTCAAGTGAAAATGTTGCACTGTTCCGCTCATTCTTACCATCTATAGAGCAACGGAAGGCACCGTGGATAAACCGCTACTATTATAATTTGCCCTTTGGTCTGAATAGCGGTCTCAACCCCTTCTCTATGCCACTAGGCCAGGCTAATCTCGATAAAATACAGCGTGTGAATCTATCTCTAGGATTCCATGGTATTACAGGGGATCCGACAGATAGTTATGCCGAGCGGTTCTGGGTCCGTACATATGCTGAGACGTATAATGTATTCAGAGTCTATGGTGGCCGTGGCACGATGATGTTCGCTTACTAACTTAGCCGGCTTACTAGACTACTTATTACCTCTAGTCTTGCGCTTACGATATTTACGACGCTTTTGTGTAGTCCTAGATCCGCCAGTCCCCTTCCCGCTAACGGGACCAGCTCTACCAGTTGCCGCCTCCGCTTTTGCGAGCCATGCCTGTGCCTGCTCTGCCATCATCTGGCGTGTATCTGCGGCCCTGGCGCGGAATGCAGGGTGTATTCTCATGACCTTACGAACCTGGTTTTTGCGTTGAAGTTCACTTTCACTTATTCTATTTTTAAGTTCTCCTGATATGTTTTTTACACGGATAGGTCCATTTATTTCGGGGTTATAAAGACCATGGGCCTCATTTCTTTTTGCGCTTGTTGCTCTACATACCAAATTATAAAAGACGCCAGGGGTAAGCAATCCATTTTCAATATCTTTGAATAAATCTGCCTGTGTTGTTTTTGTACACTTAATTAGCTCTAGTATTAGCCCAGCAACATTCATATTATTTAATTTATCAAACCCTGCATTGTTTGATTCTGATTCATTTGATTCTGACTCATTTGAATGTGAACTTCCATAATCAATAATAGAGTTAATTAAATAGTTAAAAACATCATCCGTTACTATATTAGCCATAACACCTTTTTTAAATTCGGGTCTTTCAGACCATGTTACAATTTTTTTTAATAGGGGCTTTTTAGTATCACCTAATTGATCCTCTAAGGCACTGTATATATGTTCATTATCCATTTCAAAATCACTATTTCCATTAAGAAGATTTACAATTGCCAAAATTACAGTACAAATGTCATCTATATGTTGTTTTGTATAGTAATATTCATATGCATTTGAGTATTTGAATTTTGATGTAATAAATATATTATTATCCTCAGGGTCTAATTTATCCAGTCTTGCTTTCAAATGCTCGTATCGTCCTTTCATGAAATCAATAGAAAAGGAGGGCATCTTATTTAAGATATACTCATCCAATTGCAGCTTTGCCGCTGCCACCTCTATCGCTAACTTGGCTGCCTGTTTAGCCGGCACTAATAAGGGATTAAATGTGTATAAGCCATCCTCTCCTTGTTCAAATACCCTTGTACTATTATCTACTTCTGGGCTCTGTATATTTTTTATATCATATGCTAGTCTTTGTGGTGTATCACTTGTATCAGTATATTCTAAAGCATATATCCCACTGTTAAAAAGGCCTCCAAATCTATTAGGATTTACTAATTGATAAGTAAAATTATTATAGGTATCTCCTTCTCTGTAAATTGCGCTAGAATGGCCTGCTGTAGCCCCTTGAATATCTGCAGCAAATATCTCAAATAACTCTCTTTTATGGGAAACAGGATCAAAAACTGCTTCCTTATTATTAGGATTTAATAGGTTGATAGTGTTGTGGTTGGAATCAATGATCTTGACATTATCTCCAGAATGTGATTTTACAACAAGTATGCAGCCTTTTGGCACAGTATGTTTTTCTCCCACCTCTTCTTCACCGTGTCCAAGTATAGTATATATTTTTGTAGGATGGTTATCACCTGTATTGAGTGGTTCAACCCTCTTACCCTTTCTTATTCTTGTTATTAGGCTGTTAGGCACCGGAGCATCCATCACACAGCCTTCTAATAATAGACTCCCTAAAAAACTATGAAAATTCATATTTTACTAAGGGCTACCTCGGACTACTTAAATTAAGTGCCCCGCGCTAGCATTTAACTTATTAAAAAATCTATAGTCTAGATATAGAATGATATATATAACTGGTATAATATCTTTATTAGTACAGTTTATAGTGGGAATAATTGATTATCTTGCTATAAATATTGAAGTAAATTTAAAGGATGAACTCCTGAAGGACTTATTAAGAGTTGAACTTTTTGTCCAGGTTATTGAATTTATATTTTATATTTGGTTAATTATCTACTTTAATAAAACGAGCCTGAATATAACCCCATTTCGTTATTTAGATTGGGCAATTACTACACCACTGATGTTAATTACATTATCTGCATATTTAAATCATAATGGAAATACGGCAAACAGATTAACTGATTTTTTATCTGATCATACGGGTTCAATAGTAAAAATAGTTGCTTTAAATTTTGGAATGCTATTTTTCGGGTTCATTGGTGAAATTGGTTTATTGAACCCGTATATATCTACTGCATTAGGCTTCATCCCATTCGCTGTAAATTTTAAATATATTAAAGACACATTTTTATTATCAACCAAAGATAATACTAAGATTTGGCTATTTTATTGGTTTGTATTTTTCTGGAGTCTGTATGGTGTATTTGCTCTTATGAATTATACAATTAAAAATTCCGGATATAATATATTGGATATTTTTGCTAAAAACTTCTTTGGTGTATTTTTGGCATATATTATATATTTAAAATCAAAATCACAAGGACCATTCGAATAGGAGCCATTCTAAAATGCCCAACCTATAATTGTCGCTTTGATACGATTATAATAAGACCCTATAATATCGAGAGCAGTCTGTTTTGGCCTATTAGCCCACTCTTTCTTCATCAACTCTTTGAATTGTACAAAGTCCATATCGGAATCTGGCTCGTATTGCTGCTCATCTCCATTATCATCTATATAGTCAAAATAGTCATAATGACCTTTATCTGTATCGTCATACATATAGCACTGGATTGTAATACACGAATAGGCATTTCCAGGCAAATTTCTTAATTGATGGGTCTGGTTGAGTGTTGGGCTGATCCAGGTAATCTGATCCTTGTGGAAATTCGCGATTGTAAATGGTGGTACGCCGTCTTTGCTGGCACACAGGAAAGGAAACTGTGATACATTTATTTCGCCATTCAGTACTCGGATAATAGCATTTGCAGCAGAGTGATTGTGAATTGGCGAATAGTGGCCTACTGGCCAGATTTCCATCACATATGGAATTCCAGGAGATTCGCCATTGTTCTCACCGAGCGTAATACGCAGATATGTTTCTAGCAGATTAGGCTTGTCTTTATTGAACTCGGTGCTCTTCTCCTTCAGCTTTTCATGGCACCAGCCTCCAGGAGTCTTGATGCTATATTCAATGGCCTGAGTGAAATCTGGGAAGTCGTAATCATCAAGAATAAACTTCTTGCCAGCTATACAGTCATATAGTTGTTGAGCGGCTAATGAAAGATTCGCCTTGGGTAAATACGTACCCTTGGCGATATCATCCATGGAAAGGCTATCCCTATCTTTGACTAGGGTGGCCATCTTGTTTGTAACGGGGTCTCTTATTATACGAATGGGTTCAACTTCCGTGCTTTCACTTGAAATCTGTATGGTCTCAAGCGACTCCATAAAGAGTTTATTTGTTTTACGATCGCCATTATCTTGAAAAAAGAAGGTGAATTGATATATAATTGTCTCTACGCGTGCCTCGCCTATACCCACACGTAGAGTCTGATTCTGAGAGTCTAGACTGAACCAGTAATATGCCCCATTAGTATTTACAAGACCCATACAATTCTTAGGGTCTTCGTATATTGTATGGTCACTTATACGACTAATAGAAACGTGGTCAAGAGTAAATTCCACTCTATAACCGTCGGATCTGTCGGCATTATACAGGTAGAATATGCATGGTGCCGTATTGTCAGTGGTTCTGAAAAGGAAAACACCCTGACCTTTTACAATGAGTCTGCAAGAAGTACTATCAGGTTTCAGCATCTTATATACGGGGCCTCTCATTCTGTCACCGGTATATGTCATTCTATAGTTGTTACGTAATATCTTAGCCGGAAACTGGACGCATGAAGGCATCTTAGACTCCAGTATATTTACGTCGCAACCACGTGCGCCCCGAAAAAACGCCACCAAAAATTGAATGGGTACAGGGTCCCTACATAAAGCATACCAACAGAGATGCCCGCTTTCAGCAGTACCATGTCTATCCGTTTCATTCGCGACACCACCGACTCTAGCACCGATGACGTGATGTCCATTCGGAAGAATTTTCAGGAGGGCGAGTTTGTGGTAAGCTACACTGATGAGAACCAGGGCTCTCCTGTGTTCCACACCATCAGTTTCGGTTGCCGCATGGACCTGGTCAATCACCTGTATCTGACTCTGAAGAATCAGGCGATTGACGATGACGGCTTCAAGTCGGTGCAGTTCAGTCTGCCGGCGATGCCTCGGATTCTGGTTGATGCCTGGAAGTTCAAGGAGGTCTATTACCGTGAGCACTTCCTTGACCTGCTGGAGAATGGCTTGGACACCCTGGATCGTGTGGAGACCACGAGCGCCCTGCAGAAGGCTCGTGAGAAGGCCAAGGCACTGAAGGCTAAGGCAGAGGCTGAGAAGGCCAAGGCAGAGGCTGAGAAGGCTAAGGCGGAGGAGCAGCAGGCGCGTAATCCGGCATACTACTACGACTTCACCTATGATAACGACATCTACCCCGAGGAGAACGTTGTGACCCCTGTGAAGACCCGTCGCCGGTCTGCGCGCCTTTCCAGTGGCTGGTACGAGTCTTCTTATCCTGAGAAGTGCGAGGCGTAAGCAGCTCTAGGATCATATAGACCTAACAATTTCATAAACCCCATTTTTTATTTGTCTTTGACGCCACCTTTTCCGTCATCACAGCAGCCAAGCAAGGTTATGCCAACAATAGCAAGTACCATGCCTAACCATTGGAGTGAGCTGAGAGTCTCGCCAAATACGAAAATACCAATCACCGCTACCAGCACATCACTAATGATATCTCTTAATAGATTCATGACAGTCATGGAATTGGTTGATAAAGACCTGTAGAATATGAATGGAAATATTGCATAAAGGATGGAAGAAAAAGGGAAGACCCAGTTGCCGGTAAGCATTCCTAGCTTTTTTGCTTTTAGAAGCGGCATGGCTATGACGTCAATGGCAGCCAAAGAAAATGCATACAGATATGGAAGAAAGCTCATGCCAGAATCCTATTTAAACTATATACTATAATTTACAGGAATGAGTCAATTCCAAGATAAGAAGGTTTGCTTAGTACTATCGTGTGATAGACCCTATTACAAGCAGCGCCGTGAGTCAAACTATGAGACATATAGGTGGTTCCAGCAGAATGGATTTTCGGTAGTTTTCTTATTTGCGGGCGTAGAGGGTGACGAGCCTAAACTTTCTGAGAATAGTGATGGTACATACACATTGAGAGTACCTTCTCTAGAAGTATATGAGTTGCTAAGTCACAAGATGGAACTCGCCTACAAATTCTTCAGTAAGAGTGGCTGTAAGGGTATCTTAAAGATAGATGATGATATAAAGATTGTAAATACTAGAGTACTTTCTCATCTATTAGAGATCCATATACCAAAGTATGACTATTTGGGTGTTTCAATAAGCACAGGCTGTTCAAATGGCCTTGAAAAACTTAATATAAAAAAATATAGTATAAATCTTTTTAAAAAATTAATATTGATTACGGAGAATTTTGAGTACGCAGGCGGGCCATTTTACTGGATATCATATAAGACACTAGGCCATATAGCGAATGATGGGTTAGAGTATATGTATGAAGATGCAAGTGTAGGCTATGTTGTGAAAAACCATGTGGAATTAACTAAGGTATGTATTCCATCTGCATTCAGAACTGCTATAATCTGGTATAATGATACTGAGGTTTAATAAAGAAGAGCCAGCAATTCGCCGTAGCCATTGCCTAATTTGAAAAACATGGAGGAAAAGTCATTATAAATATGAGTTAGAATAACTTGGTCTGTATATATATTATCGGGTTTTAGTAGTTTTTCCAAATATTCTTTATATAAGATAATAATTTCAGGTATTATATTTTTATGTAATATATATGTACCTGAGACATGATGATAGTATGTATGTAGTCGCGATGGATTATAATGAGGCTCAATACTGCTTGTAAATATAAATTTGTCTTTCGGTAAAAGAGCAAGTTTATTCAAATCTGGAAATGGTTTAGTGGGTGGTGCTGTGTCGCGATATGTGCAGATACCCGCATCAACCCATGCAAAAAATTCACTATTGAATGGGTTTATTATAGAAGCTTTCTCCAATAAAAATATCTTTTCATTCCATATTATGTTGAGTTCTACCGATGGACAGTCGCACTGATTCGTCAGCATTCTATCTTTGTATTTATATGTATAAAACTCTTCTAACTCACACTTTATATAATGCGTTGGTAGTGTGCCGCGAAATTGCTTGACAAATTCTATTGTCTGTTCATCTCCAAAAAATACGTATGGGCAGTTAATTTGTAGAGTATGTTGAAACCATTGTAAATATCTTAAATCATGCTTATTTTTTACAGGCCAGTACCCTGAAACGATTGTTAGAGGGTATGACATAGTTTATCTTATAATTATAAATTCGGTTTAAACCAATTTTCATTCTTTGAATAGAATGAAAATTGTTACTGCCGTTGTCAATAACGTTGATTTTATTGAAATTCAGTATCACAGTCTGAAGAAGTACTTCAAAGGGGATTGGGAATTCATTGTTTTCAATGACGCAAAAGATTTTCCAGATTTTACGAATGGTGGTGATATCAGTATAAGAAATAAAATTACGACTCTGTGTTTTAATTTGAATATTATATGTATAGATATACCAAATGAGCATCATAGATTTATGCATGTAGCATCCCAGAGGACCGCAAATTCAATGAATTACATCTTAGAATATCAAAAAGAAAATCCAGACAAATATTTATTATTAGATAGTGATATGTTTCTAGTAGATTATTTTGATATAAATAAGTATGCGCAATATGATTGCGCTCTAGTATTACAATCTAGAAATGAATTTAAAACTAATTATATTTGGAATGGATTATATTATTTTGATATGGTAAAACTAAAAAATATAGGAGTTTTAAATTGGGACTGCAAAAATGGAAGTGATACTGGTGAAATGACAGAAGAATGGTTGCAACTACAAATGCAGGGCAAAGATATGCCAAACACCGATGCCATACGTTGGACGAACAAGACTTATCATACAGATACAGCATACTTTATAAAGCATCTGTGGTCAGGTAGTTGGAACCTGAGTGAATTACCCGAAAATCTAAAAGGCAATGAAGCCCTGATAGGGTTTTTAATGAATGATATGAGAAACGAAAATGGTAAAATCTTCTGTGAAATATATGATAATGTATTCTTACATTACAGGGCTGGTGGTAATTGGAGGGGGGAAGGAATGGGCCTACACGGTGAGTTAACTCGGAAGTTAAAATCTGCTCTTATGAACGAATGAATGAAAACCGCGTACAATTCTCCACGTGCTGTGAATTGCCGAACTTGGATGATTGGTAGAAGAAAGGAAAGTGGTATCCATAGATGCGATAGAAAGAATGTAGTCTCGATATTACTACATCTGAATGATACCCAGCCTTTCCAATGATACTGTTTAGAGCCTCAATTACCTTTTCTTTATAGATCTTAGACCTATAAAGAACCGCGTGGGCAGATAACATATTTAAGATTCGTATATACTTATCAGAATAGGGTTCAACTATACAGGGGCCATCATCTACATTCTGCGTTTTTGATCCGCCAGATCTTGAAATGCCAAGATAGAAAGCATCTGTGTTATCTGGAAGTTCAATCTCGGTGTCTGCATCTAATTCAAAAAATGGTTCCACATCATCCTCAAATATGATGACGGGTTCGTCATTAAGAAACTGATTCAGAACAGCAATTGTCGCCTTTGCTAGACAAGTAGGGTACTCTTCTGTTCCTGATTTGAAATGCATTATACTCTTGAATCCTATCATCTTTAGTAGATTATCCATATGCTGTTTTCTCTCATTATACTTTGGATTATGATCTGGGCATATATAGACCACTGGGATGTCAATTAGCTTCATCTACTATTAAAATATTAATTGTGGATTTAAACGGGGTATAATATTAGATAAGTATATGTTAATTCCCTTTGCAGAGTGTTGCCGGATTTTAAGCTCGTATAATAAAGTACCTACAGGTGTTCTTCACATCGGTGCGCACCACTGTGAAGAATTGCATGCATATATGCAAAATGGTATTAATCCTCGGAATATCTATTGGATTGATGCCATCAAAGAAAAGGTTGATTTGATGAAATCAAAGGGTGTGCCAAATGTCTTCTGTGTCGCCCTAGATAATAAGGAGCATGCTGTAAAGTTTCATATTACAAATAATGGGGAGTCCTCAAGTCTTTTAGATTTTGGTACACATCAGGTGTCATATCCACATATTCATGTGGTAGAGTCTAGGGAGGTAACCACCCAGACACTAAAATCATTTATTGAGGCAAATACGCTTGAGATGGAAGGGTGTAATTTTTGGAATCTAGATATTCAGGGGAAGGAGCTAGATGTATTAGGTAGCGGTGAAGACTATCTTGTTTATGCAGATGCCTTATACTGTGAGGTAAATAGTCAGGAAGTCTACAAGGGTTGTGGCACATTAGAACAACTAGATGCATTTTTGCAGAATAAGGGATTTCTAAGAGTAACTATTAAGATGACAGATCAGGGGTGGGGTGATGCTCTGTATGTTAGGATCTAAAACATTTTTATCATTTGCGATTGAATATCAAGCCTTCCTTCTGGTACGGTGGGGGATACATTACACAATTCATGTGTTGCTAATGTTTTATATGCAGATATATAGAAGTGATTTGCATGTCTATGATATATAGGTATGTCAAAACATAGGTTTTTTAATTGTTTCCCTACGAGATTCCATGATTTCATAAATATAGCCTCAGAACCACCTACATTTTGTGGAATATCTACATAACTGTAATTATAGTTATCCGGTACAGGAGTCTTAAATATAAACGCATCATGCGATCCATGATATTTATATATTAAATGGCATGTATTGACATTGCATACAGAATGTGTATCATCAGTATATTCATGACGTGTTAATGATATGAATGTATTATATGTAAGTTCTTTATTAATAAACTCAATTGCGACAGATCCCATAAAGATATCACTATTCATTATACATACTGAACTCCCATCTTTAATATTCATATTGATATATCTTACTATATCTGAATAAAGTGGCTGTTTTCCAAATATGGTAGGTATAAGTTTAACCCTTTCAGGAATATGAGATATAAGATTATTATAATATTCTAGATCACCCGCATTCTCAAAAAGAACATGTACATTTAAAAATATACTGTTTGTAATGTTTCTTATAAGACAGTCATTAATTTCAAATTGTCTACGCATTTTACCAAGTTTATTATCATCAGTATCGTTATCTTTTATATGATATGTATAAAGTTGTATAACAAGCTCCATGTTTTAATATCCCCCCATATCTTTAAATATAATAAATAAGCTATACAATATGAAATTTATTGTTTAAATGCAATAATATCATCACCATCTTCATCAGAAATATTTTGTAGAGTATAATTATAAAATCTTAATATATTTTCAACGTTTTTCATCCCGTTTAATCCATATAAATGTTTATTTTCATCATGGTACTTTGAAAAACAGTGTTCATCAAATGGCCACTTTTCAAATCTTATAATTTTTATATCAATCATTTCAAGATCTATATTTGAAATAATTTCACTATCATAACCTTCAGTATCTATCTGTAAATAGTTAATTTTTGATATATTATATAAGTTACATAATGTTTTGAATGTAATTGTGCTACATTTAATTTCTACCATATTTTTCTTTTCACCCCAATCATTCATTGGTATTAAAGAAAAATGCTTATTATTATAGGTATAATTGCCCTGTATTCTTTCAGGTTGAACACCAGGATTCCCATAAATACCGTCCTTTGCAGGTATAAAAAGAGATACAATATCATTATCTTTAGTATAAATGCACTTATTTATAATTGTTATATTTGTATAATTAGATATTTCATTATAATTAGATACAATAGTATCATAAAGTGTTTGATTAGGCTCTATTAATATAACCTGTTTAGGCTTATAATGCTTTACTAATTTATTAAATCTATCATTACCATCATTTGTACCTATTTGTACGAATAAATCAGAATTATATAGTGATTCCATATTATATTAATCTATATAATAGTAACTTTAAATATTGAACTTAGGATATTCCCTATCATCCTTGTTAAATTCGTATACTTGACCAATAAAATGCATACCGTTGATTTTATGAGGTAGCTCTAATGCTCCGTCATTGAAATGATTTAGATCATCGTGGATCAAAGATTTAGTATTAACTCTAGGGTAGATGCATTCAACTAAGAATTTAGTATCTGACCAAAAGTCAATTATATTATTCTGTTTCCATTTTAAAAATAAATCACAGATTAAATCTGTTAAACACCCTTTTTTTATTCCCCACATTCCTGCCATTATTAAATGTTTATGGTTTGGATGATCACGAATGATATGGAATAACTTATCAGAGTCTATAAACTCTTTGATACACGCATTATCCCTATCATTTACTCTACTATCTGCATCACGTACTATACATATATCTACTTCTTCAGTATCAATCGGAAAATATCTAAAGAATTTAGTATGAAACCCATTTGCATATGTTTCTATTAATTTTACATTACAAAATGGAGAATATAGTGCTTTTGTTTCAGTTGTAACGTCATCTCCTAGATAGACCCATATATGCCACAAAGGGTATTTAGAATTAATAAGCTTTATATTTTCTAGAAGGCCTCTTGTATATTTTCTATCATTCCCATAAAGACTGAAAGAAAATATATTTACCATATACGATTATTCATTTATTAATATTTAGGTGCGTTTATGTAGAAGCTTATAATCATAATAACAGATAAACCATTTTAACAATTCGGGAAACCTCGTAGAACTTTCTTTCTGAGCCCATATTCCAACTTCTTCTGATCCATACTTCCAAGCCTTTTCAGGGTGGCTACCAAATAATTCAATATCATTCTTAGGGTGCGGGGGTACTAATGTAGGTATGCCCTTCTTCTGAAGAAATGCTGAAAATGCAATATCTTCACCATACGTCAAAAACTTTGTATAGTCTGGCGCAAAAGACCATAGATCACATAGCCATTCACGTTTAAAAAACCAAGCGTGCCCTACAATATCTACCTCCTTTATAGTGTCATTATTACAATTGTTTTTAGAGTCCCAACCAATGCGTGTAAAAGACCAATAATTATCAGATGAAAATCTAAGACCTATCGTACCATAAAGTCCTTCACGCACCTTCATGCTATCAAGACAATTTTCAAACCATTTAGTTCCTGGAATAGTATCATCATCAAATACTGCGACATAGCTAGTATTTGCTAATAGCCCTACTGCAAAACGTGCCCAGACTCCAAAATTGCGTGTAGAGGTAATAATATCTAGATTCTTTTTGAGATGCTGAGGTATTTCAGGTAATACAATATTATCGTAATGATTTTTCCAGATTATAATACTAGATGGCGGGCACGTTTGATTTTGAATAGCTTCTAGTTGCTCTATAAGTGTATGAGGCCTTCTATAAACTGTAAGAATAGCAGTAATATCACTAACTGGTATTGTCATCCTATAATAATATGTAATATATACCTATTTAAATAGACATATATATAAAATTATATATGTTTCAATTAAATAGTAAAGAGCATTTAGATATATTTCTTAACTTTATACAAGAACGTAAACCATTCTGTTTAATACGGCCTAGTGATGGAGAATATTACGTTTTAATTGGAAAAAACTTTAATAATATAGATAATTGGCATTTTAATGGTACAGGGTCATTAAAGGATGATTTATCAAATCAACTACATATCGCCTCTAAAAATCCAAATACGTATATAGGAATACCGTGTCAAGGTTGTAGTAGAGAAATTATGAATTACTACATGAGAACATATAATATGAATAAGCCAACAACTACATTTGCTAATATATTCTGTAATAGCAATTGGCTTAAGTTTACAAATACATTAAAAGATAATAATA